TGAAAAATATGTAGTAAAACTTGAACTATCTGATACAACAGGTCCATATAATAAGTTTTGATTTCCGATTTGATCAATATCGAAAGTTAAACCAGACCCAGTGATAACCATATCGGCAGGTGAAGATGAAAAATCATCACCACCAATTTTGTTACCATAACCTGTTTGTTGTATATTTAAGTTAAGAGTATCTCCAACTTGTTCAATGAAGACTTGGTTATCAGATGAACTCTGCGCATGAGTTCCAACCGATACAAGAGCAACTAAGAATAAAAATATATTCTTCATGTTTCTTCTCCGTTTATTTCTTCATTAGAGGAACGAGATTTCCAATAACCTCTTTCCTCACCTTGTTGTATAATGCCGATCACTGCTTGCTCTATGGCAGCACGAACAGCATAAGTCACACTCTCATTCTCAGAGATACCATCTTCTATTTCAACTAGTTTAGTATCCATGTCAACAAATCGAAATACATCGAATCCTTGTGCCACGGATAAAACTGTTTTGTATGACTGAACATTCATAAGAACTTCTCCAGTCGATACTGATATTGCTCGTAATGATACTACAACAGCATCCCTACGATATTGTTGGCTGGCACCGACACCTAAGTATCTGGCACCATTACCACCTGTTTCGATATTGGTATCATATCCAATAATACCTCCATCAAAAATCATTCCTGCGAATAGTAAAGGTTGCAATGCTTCCTTTTCATCTTCCACATCTAAATATGTTTGTCTAGTAGATTTAACAATCTGTCTTTCTCTTACTAGATAATCTGTAATGGATCTATCCACTACTCTAAACCATTTACCATTTCCTGCTGTTTTTAAAGCATCAATAAGTAATGCTTCTCCACCTTGTGTCACTGCTGTGGAAAAGTCTGCTAAATTTTGTTTGGACTTTCTCTGTCCTGTTTTATCTTGGAAACTATAAACTGCGATTACATAAGGATCAGTTATGGGTGTTGGTAGATCTCTTAATTGTTTATGAGTTGGAAGTGCAATGGTTGTTGGTTTCTCAACACAAGGAACAAACTGTTCATAAGTTGATCCATAGATATCTTTGACTTGAAACTTGCCATCTGCTTCTACGCAATCTAATACTCGTGGGTTGGGCAAACTAGCACAACCTGACATAATGAGTATGATTGCTAAGAGTGATCTAACCACCGAGTCCACCTATGGTACCAGCACCTATGGGTATTGTAATTGTTGTTGTAGATCCTTCAGCATCGACAATAGTCAATACGATAACTTCATCTCCTTCTACACAACCAGTCATATCACCCATACATAATGTTTTCTCATAGGTCACAGTGTTGCCTTCTATAAGGAATGTACCAAATGTACTTCCTTCGCCACTAAACAATGCAGTCACTAAGTCTTTTGATATTTGTGAATAGATTCTAGATTCTAAGTTTCTCATGAACTTAGCAAGTGTGGTATTTTCTGCATCTCTTTCTGCTTGTTTGAGTGCTGCTTCTATATCTTCTTCTATCTTATCTCTTCTTGCTTTCTCTTGATTATCAATAGTTAGATAATGCGATGATGTTCCTACACCACTGAATGAGGGATTTTTAAATTGCTGTACTAATTGATCAGCATTTACATGAGATGCTATAAACATCATCATTAATATGACATTTGCCATAAACAATCCTATAAGTGTATGTTCTAATGTTTTGTTTTTGTACAAAGACATTGCATTTTTGAATGCTTTATTTTGACTTTGACTTCTCATTCTTACCCTCTTCTAACAATTTTTGTCTTTCTCGATATTCTAATACGACATTTACTTTTTGCTGTAGTCGTATCATATCTTGATCTAGCATACGAGTTTGATCTATCACTCGTATCAATGCAAAATGCATCTTTTCTATTTGGGGTTCTATGTGTTCACCAATAAAATTCCATACAAAATACACAAAGTATCCCAATCCACCCATTGCAACAATAGGAAATCCATATTGACTGATCAAATCTACTATTGCTGATGGATCTTCCATTACTCTTTATCCTTTTGAATTTTTGATATTTTAGTCAATACTTCTGCGATTGCCATTACTTCTTCGACATTAACTGCCTCGTCTGGTATTTTTGCTTCTGTAACAACAACCTCTTCCTCTACGACCTCTACGACTTCTTCATTGCAGAGTGCAAAGTATAATAATCCTATAACTAAAAATTCCATTAATCTCTCCTCACATCAAGTTTACCATCTTCAATAAAGTTTTCGCTTCGAGCGATTCTATCGATATCTGGTCTTAATTCTAATGCACTACTTACCAAAAGATCTATCTTGATCATTTCGTTTGCCATAGTTCTTGCTCTGTTTTCCAGAGACTCACAAAACATAGTAAGGGTTGCGATTGAATCAACAATCCCTTGCATAATCTGTTTTATAACTAAGAAGATGAAGAATCCCGATGCTAATGCCATAGCAATCGGTGCTCCTAGATCACCTACTAATTGAAAAAAAGTTTCCATTCTCTAACCCATTTATTGTAAAGGATTCACCGCAACCACATGTTGCTCCAGTGTTTGGATTTACAAAATCGAATCGACTGTTGAGTCCTTCTGTTATATAATCCAATGTTAATCCATTCAGGTGAGGAGCAGATAGGGGATCTATTGCTACTTTGAATTTACCAAAGTCACTTATTACATCATCTTCTTGTATTTGATAAAGGTAGTCGAATACATACTTCCAACCATTGCATCCTGCAGGTTGAATGCCTATTCTAACTCCTTCCTTGCTTTTTGTCTTTTCTAACAATGCTTCTATTGCTCTGTCAGTAATTTCAATCATACCATTATTTATAATCCTATTCTAGTTGGACTAAATATATTATGTCATTAATACACACATACACACAGGAGGTTAAAATGGCAAATAACAACACACCCAAGTCTGGGTTCGAAATAAGAGCAGATCTGCTCTCACAAGCACAAGGTCTTTTAGAGATGAATATCGAAAGGGATAATTCTAAGGTGTATCAACACAATGAGAATTTTCCTAATGATAAGAAAGGACTAGGTGAACAATATATCTCACCTGAACAAGTTATCGCAGTTGCACGACAACTCAATGAATTTGTAAACGAGAAATAAAAAAAAGGGGAGCAATGCTCCCCTTCTCGAGATTTCTCAGAAATTAATCTGCGAGATTCTTGAATGCTTCAAGTATCTTTGCTTTTGTATCTCTAGCACCAACTACTAACTTCTCTTTCTTTGCGAGTTTTAGTAATTCTGCTTTGGTTTTCTTTTTGAGATCAGCCAATTTGAACTTTGCAGCAGATACTGCTACCTTTGCATCATCTAAATCAACATCTCCATCTTTATCTAAATCGAATGCAGATGTACCTGTGGTATGTTCACTGTAATAGTGAAATCCACCAGCAATCGCTAATACGACTAGAATAAATATCAATACTTCCATTGGTTTCTCCTATAGGTTTTGGAATTATCCCAGTAAAGGATTCTTCTCCTTTGCTTTACCAAAGTTGAGTGCGAACAAGTCGATCACTTTGTAAAGTTTAGCAAATAGAAGGTCATCCTTCGGTGTAGGTGTCATCGCAGCAACTGCGGAACACACTGTTACAATTAATGGCAATTGTTGTACAATCGCCCAAATTGTTCCGATTAAGTCTAACATATTTTTCCCCTGTTATTCAACTTCGACTTTATTGCCGATGTTGTACTTGGGCACTAGACTCCATAATTCTTTTTCTTTAAATGGTATAATTTTGATTTGTGATAGTGGAGCAATTGGTTCTTCAATTTTGGTTTTGTCTACTATCTCAATCAATCCCCATTCTGCTAATAATTTTGCGATAGAATTTCTTCTACCAATATCATTCTCACTAATGTCTGTGTCCTTACCATCTAGTTTGAACAGTTCTTTAAAGTGTACGATAAAGTACTGTCCTCTTTTATGTAATATATGACAGGATTGAAATAGTGTTTTATCTTTCCTAGAAGCAACACCAATCCGTGTCAAGGTCTCTCTTACTTTTAAGAAATCATCTTTTTGTTTAAGTTTGATTTCTAGTAATGCAGAAACCTCATTCTGTAGTTCTTCCATGGTTAATCCCACCCTTGTTCATTTTTTGTTTCAAATTCAATATTGAATCGTCATCAAGGAGTGAGAGATATTCCTCTGCTCTTTGCGAGGAACAACCATAATACTCTTTGACAACATCCAAATCCTTCAACTTTTCAGATTTTTCCCATTTGGAAAATCTTTTTCGCTGTCTAAGAGTATTTATTAAAAATTGAAACTGAAGACGATGATCCAGGTGGTATCGACTGTTCATTTCATTAGCAAACAAGACTGAATCTTGGTGATATGATAGTGATTTATTAGTGAGATAAGGATTGTATGCCTTCTCTGCTATAGAATCAGGCATGATATCTTCCTTCGTATAACTTACTGCTGATACAAAATCAAATGGATTCATCGTGGTTCAAATCCTGCTATGGTATCTGCCTTTGCTGCACTAAACATGTGTCTGATTCTTTCTATGTATGATTTGCGAGATTCTTTTTGACCATTAGGATAGATTGTAGTTTT